TGCCGGTGCTGCTTATAATATTTCGCAGGAACCACTTTACACTCTGGGAGATTCTACTTATAAGGCACCTGAAGCTAAAACTACTGGATTCTCTACAAGCCGAGTATTTACTGGAGTCTTTGGTGTAGATACAACTGAGCAGAGTGTTGCTAATGCTGGTGTGGGAACTGCTAGAAAGTTTGCCGCTCCTCACGCCGGATGGGTTGGTGTTACAACTTATATTGATCAACATGGAACTCTTAGAGTTAAGACCGAAACCCTAGTTGCCGGTAGTAGCATTACTACTGATGCTGCCGATGATGCTAAGTATCCTGACACCTGATAAATAATCAAGCAACTGATAATATCATATGAGATTTGATGAGTTGAATGAGAATAATTATATATTATTTGCCATTAAGTATTATGAAAATCCCCAATCGGTGACGATGGAAGATTTTGAGTCTGATTTGAAAAGAATACGATACATAAAAAGATTATTAAAACGATATAAAAATACGGGTGAACTTAAAACTCACCTTGTCTTAAATCATCTTATTATTCTGTTTAATGTATTTAATGATGCCGCAGTGCCTCTATTATTTTATAATTTAGAATCTGAATTGTGGCCTTCCATTAAGAGTTTTTTAATATTTTTAAATCGTCTACCAGAATATCCAAAAACACAAATTCACGATATTGTTGAAGACTTCGAGTGTTTATCTCAATTACAAAAAATCTAATGGATATCAACAAAATTATTGATATAATTCATACTCTAAAAGAAGAGGGTGAAGGTGGTGGTCCGACTAATAATGTTGGTGATGGAAATATAGCAGGAACCATTGAAGCGGGGGATGATCCTCCTTTTTTTATGGGAAGATTTAAAGCACGTAAAAAGAAAAAATATATAAGTGGTGGGAGAGGATCCCGTAGTAAATGGTTAAAATAATTAAAAACCAAATAAAATGACCCTCCAATCCCAAACACTAGAAACCAAGGTTGCAATATTAGAAGAAAAAATTAGTTCTTCTGATCAATTGTTAATGAAAATCGATAATGCAATTGATAAGTTGATTGAAGCAAATTCAAATGTAACACGTATGCTTGCCGTTCACGATGAGAAGTTAGATAAGCAAGATCGAATAGATGCAGTATTGTTTGAGAAAATTGACAGTCTTCACAGAGATATGACTCGTCAGACTGATATTATTAAAAAAGGATGTGAAAGAGATATTACGAAAGTTAATACTCGTTTGACTGATTTAGAAAAGAAGCTGTGGACGATGGCTGGAGGACTTGCTATTATCTCTTTAATCTTCTCTGCCGTTGGCAATAAAATTATCACAAATGTATTAACTCCTACTCCCGTTTCAATAGAAAGAACAATAAAATAAATAATAGAGTGTTGGCACTTGAATGCCGTGAAAAATAAAAATATTCCTACTGCATACTCTCTGCATAAAATAACTAATTCAATTATTAAATGGACGGCGATAATCACTTCACTCTGTCTTGACAAGGTAAGATAATGTGATAGAATATTTGAAAAGGTTAATTTTTGTTTATGGATTTTGTTGATGTAAAATACATCAATTTGATATCTTCTAGATTTCAAAAATTTAAGAGGGTAAAGAATAATCTCTACAACTTTCGTTGTCCGATTTGTGGTGACTCTCAAACAAATAAGAATAAAGCAAGAGGATACTTATATCAGATAAAAAATAACACAAACTATAAGTGTCATAATTGTGGAATAAATGTATCCTTTAACAATTTTCTAAAACAAATTGATACTGAAATTCATAAACAATATATTTTTGAAAAGTTTAAAGAAGGAAATACTGGAAAGAACTTTGTAGTTGAAGAACCAAAGTTGAATTTTCAGAAACCAGACTTTTTCACAAAACGTGAAAATTCCAAAAACGTGAAAAAGTTAGATTTGCCAAAAGCATCCGAGAATCCTGACGCAAAAGCATATCTGGAAAATAGAAAATTAAACTCTAATAACTATTATTATGCTGAGAGATTTAAAGAATGGACTAATTCTCTTCGACCAACATTTGATATTGTAGGTAAAGATGAACCAAGAATTATTATTCCTTTGTTCTATCAAAGTACATTAGTTGGATTTCAAGGAAGAGCACTTGGTTCAAACAAAGTTAAATACATTACTATTATGCTTACTGATGACGCCCCCAAAATTTATGGACTCGATGAAATCAAAAAAGATACCCCAGTATACATCACCGAAGGTCCATTCGATTCCACTTTTATTCCAAACTCAATTGCTCTTTGTGGAGCTGACGGTGATGTTGGTAAGTGGGGTATTAGTGATGCTGTTTGGATATATGATAATGAACCACGCAATACAGAAATTCTATCAAGAATTTCCCGTGTTATCGAAATGGGACACAAAGTTGTCATCTGGCCTTCAACAATAAAAGAGAAGGATATCAATGACATGATTTTATCTGGACTTAATGTTCAGTCTGTGATAGAATCAAACACTTATTCTGGGCTACAGGCAAAACTTAAATTTACTACTTGGAAGAAAATATGAGCAACGGAACAAAGGTAGTCAAGAGAAACGGAACAATTGAACCTCTTGACCTAGATAAGATGCACTTGATGGTTGAAGAGGCATGTAGGGGTCTTGCGGGAGTTTCTGCAAGTCAGGTTGAAATGACTTCTGGTATTCAATTCTATGATGGTATTTCTACTGAAGAAATTCAAGAAATTCTTATTCGTAGTGCAAGTGATTTGATTAACCTTGATCACCCAAACTATCAATTTGTTGCTGCTCGTCTTCTTTTATTTTCTGTTCGTAAACAACTTTATGGAAAGATGAAAGATCTTCCTGCTCTTGAGCATCACATTTATCAGTGTGTTAATCATCAGGTATATGATAATGGTATCTTTGATAAGTATTCGAAAGAAGAAATTCAACGATCTGATTCTTATATTGACCACGACCGTGACTACTTGTTTACATATGCTGGTTTACGTCAGATAGTTGATAAGTATCTTGTGCAAGATAGAAGTGGTGGGGGAGTATATGAAACTCCACAATTTATGTACATGATGATTGCTCTGACAATTTTTGCAGAGTATCCAAAAGAAACTAGAATGTCATACGTCAGGAGGTATTATGACGCAATCTCAAAACACAAAATCAACATTCCTACACCAATCATGGCAGGTGTTAGAACCCCACTTCGTCAATTTGCAAGTTGTGTTCTTGTTGATATTGATGACACCCTCGATAGTATCTTCAGCTCTGATATGGCAATTGGTAGGTATGTTTCTCAAAGAGCAGGAATTGGTATCAACGCAGGTCGCATCAGGGGCATCAACTCTAAAATCAGAGGTGGAGAAGTTCAACACACAGGTGTTGTCCCATTCCTCAAAAAGTTTGAAGCAACTGTCAGATGTTGTACACAAAATGGGATTCGTGGTGGAAGTGCTACAGTCCACTTTCCAATCTGGCACCAAGAAATAGAAGATATTTTGGTTCTTAAGAATAATAAAGGAACCGAAGATAATCGTGTTCGTAAACTTGACTATTCAATTCAACTTAGTAAGATTTTTTATGAAAGATTTATTCAAGACGGTCAAATCACTTTGTTCTCCCCGCATAATGTTCCTGGACTTTATGATTCTTTTGGAACAGACAAGTTTGACGATTTATACGTTCAATACGAGAACAATTCGTCCATTCCGTCGAAAACTGTTAAGGCACAGGAACTCATTCTTAGTCTCCTCAAAGAACGTGCGGAAACAGGTAGAATCTATATTATGAATATAGATCATTGTAATTCTCATAGTTCTTATAAGGATCAGATTACAATGAGCAATCTCTGTCAGGAAATTACAGAACCCACAACACCAATTCAACACATTGATGATGACGGTCCTCAAGAAATTGCAACTTGTATTTTATCAGCAATCAATGTAGGTAAAGTCAAATCTGATGAGGAACTTGAAGAACTTTGTAATCTTTCTGTTCGTGCTCTAGAAGAGATTATTGATTATCAAAATTATCCAGTTAAGGCAGCAGAGAACTTTACCAAACGTCGTAGATCACTTGGAATCGGTTATATTGGTCTTGCCCACTACCTTGCAAAACTAGGGTTCAACTACGACTCACAGGGGGCATGGGATGCTGTTCACGGTCTTTCTGAGTCCTTCCAGTATTACCTTCTTAAAGCATCAAATCAACTTGCCAAAGAGAAAGGACATTGTGAATACTTTGGTCGCACTAAGTATGCTGATGGTATTCTTCCTATTGATACATATAAAAAGGATGTCGATCAAGTTTCATCTGTAGGTCTTCAACATGATTGGGATATCCTCAGAACATCTATCTTGGAGCACGGTCTCAGGCACTCAACACTGTCAGCACAAATGCCTTCAGAGAGCAGCTCAGTCGTCTCTAACGCAACCAATGGTATCGAACCACCACGAGGATACTTGTCCATTAAGAAGTCAAAGAAGGGACCTCTTAAGCAGATTGTTCCCCAGTATCAAACTCTTAAAAACAATTATACGCTCCTTTGGAATATGCCTAGCAATCGTGGTTATATTCATATTGTTGCAGTTATGCAGAAATTCTTCGATCAAGCAATTTCTGGAAACTGGTCGTATAATCCAGAAAATTATGCCGATAATGAAGTTCCTGTTAGCGTAATGGCACAGGATATGCTTACTTGTTTTAAGTTGGGGCATAAAACAGCATACTATCAAAACACTTATGATATCAAAACAGATGAGGTAGTTGAAGACCAAAAACAGGAACTTAAATCTCTCCTAAATGATATTATGGAGTCGGATGAAGAAGCATGTGAAAGTTGTACAATCTGAACATTTGTAAAAACTTAAATACTTAATGTGAGAGTCAATCAAATAGTAAAGAGAAAAACATGGAATACGAGTTTATAAAATCTGAAGAACAAAGTCAAAAAATTAAAGGAATGACAGTTTTTAATACAGCACAAGTCGATACTAAAAAACAACCAATGTTCTTCGGACAACCCCTAGGCATTCAACGATATGACTCTTATAAGTATCCAGTTTTTGAGAAACTCACAACTCAACAATTAAGTTATTTTTGGAGACCTGAAGAGGTTTCCCTACAGAAGGATCGTGGTGATTATCAAACACTTCGTCCAGAACAAAAGCACATCTATACTTCTAATCTAAAGTATCAGATTATGCTTGACTCTGTTCAGGGTCGTGGACCTGGAATGGCATTCTTACCTTATTGTTCTCTTCCTGAACTGGAAGCATGTATAACTGTATGGGAGTTTATGGAGATGATCCATAGTCGTTCATACACTTATATCATTAAAAATATATATTCAGACCCTGCCGAGATCCTTGATACTATTATTAGTGACCAACGTATTCTAGAACGTGCTGAGAGCGTTACAGAGTCTTATGATGACTTCATTCAGTCAGCACAAAGTTATGGTACTTCTGAATCCTGGAAGCACAGACTTGAAGGAGTTCACTACGCCAAGGAGAATCTCACCGATGTTAAACGAAAACTCTACAGAGCAGTCGCAAACGTTAATATTCTTGAAGGTATTCGCTTCTACGTTAGTTTTGCTTGCAGTTTCGCCTTTGGTGAACTTAAGCTTATGGAAGGATCAGCTAAGATCATCTCTCTCATCGCAAGAGACGAAAACCAACACTTAGCACTTACTCAAAACATTTTAAACAAATGGAGGGAAGGTGATGACCCAGAAATGCAACAGATTGCAAAAGAAGAAGAGGAGTGGGTTTATAAGATGTTTGATCGTGCTGTAAACGAGGAGAAGAAGTGGGCAGATCATCTATTCAAAAATGGTAGTATGATTGGACTTAATGATAAACTTCTTCAACAGTATGTGGAGTGGATTGCAAACCGTCGTATGAAAGGAATTGGTCTTAAACCAGTTTATGATATTCCTGCAAATAATAATCCACTTCCTTGGACTCAGCATTGGATTTCTTCCAAGGGTCTTCAGGTAGCACCTCAAGAAACAGAAGTTGAATCTTATATGGTTGGTGGCATTAAGCAAGATGTAAAAAAAGATACATTCAGTGGATTTAAACTTTAATGTCGAAGAATCAAATTACTAAAGACGAATTAAAAGTTCGTGTGCTAAAATTAATAACAAAATTATATAATGACCAACTAAGTATTGACTCCAAAGAACTTGTTAATAAATACTTAAACGAAGTCATTAATATAATTGATGAGTATAGATATTGACTATGAAAACCCCTGGTTTTTTGAAGGAGTCCCTTTTTTATCTGAGAATATTGACGATAACTTCGGTTTTGTCTATCTCATTACAAATATACAAAACAATCGAAAATACATCGGCAGGAAATACTTTTGGTCATTTAGAACACCAAAGGGAAAAAAACGTAAAGTAAAATCAGAATCTGATTGGAAAAAATATTATGGGTCTTGTCCGGAACTTAAAGAAGACATTGACAAATTGGGCAGAGAGAATTTTAGTCGAACTATCTTATCATTACATAAAACAGGTGGCAAAACAAACTTCGAAGAGACGAAACAGCTCTTCATCAATGGAGTTCTCACTGAGTCCCTTGACAACGGAGTCCCAAGATATTATAATAGCAACATTCTCAGCAGATACTTCCGAAAAGACTACTATGAACACAACAACTGAAGAAATTGTTGCATACGTTCGAAATTGGTCACTCGAACGAGCAGCAGATAAAAGTGTATCTAAAGATGATGCTAGAGCAATTATTGAAGAATTTTGTGAGTGGATCGATCCTGAAAATAATGAAATTGAGATATATTCTTTTGAGTCAAAGGATTGACAAAACCTAAATAATCGCATATAATGCAAAGGAACCCACTCAAAAGGTGGGTTTTGTCGTAATGAGTCTGTGACGTGACACTTAGAGCCGTGGAAGATGCCCGCCGAGAGGTTGGGTACACCCCTCTTCTATACGGATGTCGAATTCTACTAAAATAAATGCTTTTAAAGAAAACAATTCAAACCCTTTCGGTCATTGCTATGAGTCTTGGTGCTCTTGCTCCAAGTCCTGCTCAAGCATTGACCTGTTCTTATGCCTCACATTATGGAATTGGTGACGGTTACGATGGTCAAAGAACTGCTAATGGTGAACGATTTAATGCCTATGGTAACTCAGCCGCACATCGTAATCTTCCATTTGGAACTATACTAAGAGTAACAAATGAATCAAATGGAAAATCTGTTGTTATACGGATTAATGATCGTGGTCCATATGTAAGTGGTAGGAGTCTTGATCTTTCTTATGGTGCTTTCTCAACGATTGCATCACCAAGTAGAGGAGAGATTAGGGTTTGTTATTCTAGACTGTAATTGATAAATAGGGGGGATTTATTCCCTCCTTAAAAACAACTATATAAACATATCTTATTTTTTACAGAGATTATTATGTCACAATCATCACAAGAACTACTGAATGCTATTGAAGAATGGAAAGTAGAAGACGAAAAATTTGTATCTGGTAATAATGCTGCAGGTACTCGTGCTCGCAAGGCTCTACAAAAGATTTCTAAACTTGTAAAGGCACGTAGAACCGAAATCACCGAAGAAAAGAATGCCCTTAAGGCAGCAACGACTTGACTTTAGTGCCCTGATGCCTTATAGTAGGTTTACGGGTGAAGGAGGTCCAAACTTCTTATAAATCCCACACCTCCCTGCCCACTGGGTCGATAAAGATGGGAGGTTCCTTATGTCTCAGTAGCTCAGATGGATAGAGCATCTCACTTCTAATGAGTAGGTCGGGGGTTCAAGTCCCTCCTGAGACGCTTGACAAATCGCAAGGTTTGTCTTACAATGTAAAGACAAGAAAAACCTGTATAAATAAAAACACATTCATCAAAACAATGACTTATCCAACCCCCAACCAGTTTAGTATGCTCGATTGCCGCAAATGGCATATTGAGGGTACTCCTCTGTTCGTGGGTATGGTTCAGTCAATGTAAGACGCAGAAACCATAAACAGATCAGGGGAGAGAAACTTTAAGTTTCCTCCCCTTTTTTGTTGCTTGTGACAGTTTGCCAAGTGTCTACCACCTACACACAGACTCCTGAATTGGTGGTATATTAGATGAATCGGTGGGGGAACGAGACTCCAAAGAACCTTGAAAATTTAAACCTTTTATGGGTCTGTAACTCAATGGTAGAGTAACGGGCTTTTAACCTGGAAGTTGTGGGTTCGAGTCCCACCAGACCCATTGACCTAAAAAGTCATTAAACTTATCTAATGGGTGTGTGTCTACTGTTGGTAACGTAGTACCAGTCTGTAAAACTGGAGTGGTTTTTTAGCCTCGGGGGTTCAATTCCCTCCTCTCCCACCTTGACCCTATGATGAAGTGGTTATCATACTTCTCTGTCTAAGAAGAATCACGAGTTCGAATCTCGTTAGGGTCGTTGATCAAAATACAATTGGGTTTCCTTTTTGGATTCTTCGTCCGAAAACTATTTTGATCATTCAAGTTCCTATCGACTAGCGGTTAGGTCACCTCCCTTTCAAGGAGGTAACACGGGTTCGAATCCCGTTAGGAATACCTCTGGGAGTAGCTCAGTTTGGTAGAGCTGGGTGTTTGGAACGCTCAAGTCGCAGGTTCAAATCCTGCCTCTCAGACTTTGGGAACTTAGCTCATCTGGTAGAGCAAAGGTTTGAAGAACCTTGTGTGGGTGGTTCAAGTCCATCAGTTCCCACCTTAGGAATATAGCTCAATGGTTAGAGCAATCGGTTGATAACCGATAGATTCCAGTTCAAATCTGGGTATTCCTATTGTTGCCTTCAGGCAACATAAAACCCTTATGGGTTGCTTCAAGACAACATAGAAAGGTGACCGAGAGGCTTAAGGTAGAAGTTTGCTAAACTTCCGAGGGAGAATATCCCTCCGAGGGTTCGAATCCCTCCCTTTCTGCTGGCAGTATAGTTCAGTGATAGAACAGAAGATTCATACCCTTCTCGTCGGTGGTTTGATTCCATCTACTGCCTTGTGTCGTTAGTCTAGTGGTTAAGACAGGAGATTGTGAATCTCCATACGAGGGTTCGATTCCCTCACGGCACCCCAATGAGAAATCGTCTAATGGTAGGACAACTCCCTTTGAAGGAGTTTATCTAGGTTCGAGTCCTAGTTTCTCAGCCAGCCCGATTGATGGAATTGGTATACATACTTGTCTTAGAAACAAGGTTTTACAGGTTCGAGTCCTGTATCGGGCACCTTGTCCTTTTAGCTCAGTGGAATAGAGCAGTAGGCTACGAACCTATGTGTCGGGAGTTCGAATCTCTCAAAGGACGCTTGACAAACTTCCAAAAGTTTGTTACTATATACGAAGATTAAAACGTTCGGGGAATTAGCACAGTTGGTAGTGCGTCTGCTTTGCAAGTAGGAAGTCAGGAGTTCGAGTCTCCTATTCTCCATGGAACTTCGGTTCCTTATAATCCCCAGTAGCTCAATTGGTAGATGCGTTCGACTGTTAATCGAAATGTTGTAGGTTCAATCCCTACCTGGGGAGTCTGCCCTATAAGCATTGTGGTGATGCAGCAGTTTTGTAAACTGCAGAGAACAGTTCAATTCTGTTATGGGGCTCTTGACATAATACTCATTATGTCTTATACTTCATAGGTGTGAAGGAAGTGCTGAGAGTGATGCCAAAAGTAAGGCACCCCGACAAGGGATACAGTAGAAGGATGCGAAACCTTCCACTCTCACAATGCGGATATGGTGTAGTGGCAACACAAGAGTTTTCCAAACTTTTATCCTCGGTTCAAATCCGTGTATCCGCTTCCCCAAATTCTTGGGGCAACTAAATAAACCTTGTATTTGTAATTTTTAATACATTCTTATAAAAATTATGGGAGATTGGCGCAGAGGTAGCGCAGCTGCTTTACACGCAGACGGTCACTAGTTCAAATCTTGTATCTCCCACTTTATAAATACTTAAATGGAAAACTTACGCATTCGTTGCAAATCGTGCAACAGAGAAATAGAAGGGCATCCAACAAAAACAGTTGCCTGTGGATGTTCAAATATGGCAACTATTCGTGGAGATAAAATATCAGCACTTGACTTATCAAGGCTTGTTATGCTAAACTCTATACATACCAAAGAGAAGTCTGGTGTTCTTACAAATGAAGACCTTGCTTTTCAGGAGGAAAGACGCCAACGTAAAGTGAAGCGTCTGGATTTCGAAGTTCGTTGAGAACTTATTTTGGAGAGAGTCCGGTTGGTCGAGGTCGCCGTCTTGAAAACGGTCGGGGGATAAAACCCCTCGCAGGTTCGAGTCCTGTTCTCTCCGTTACTTAGAAAAAATGCTTTCATTTGAAAACGAAAAAGTATTTGAACATGAGTCACCGAATGCCTGAGATAAAACCTGAACATTATATTACAGAAGAACAGTGCCAAAAACTAATTGATAAGTCCATTGATAGACATAATAAAACTGCTACAATTATATCAGCAGCAATCGGTTCGGTTCTTCTTTTCTTTTATGCTCATGGAGTCATTGCAGTAGTTGACAAGGTTAGTTGGAAGTGATATAGTATATGAGTTGAGAAATCAACTGCGGCATTTCCCTTTGATAGGTTCAGAAATGGCGGCGACAGGAACCTATCTTTCCGGGATTAGCGCAGCTTGGTAGCGCACTTCACTTGGGCTGAAGGGGTCGCAGGTTCGAATCCTGCATCTCGGACTTATAAACAACACATTATGAAAAATGGACAAAGAACTTAACAAATTAGAATCATTTACTGTCGAAGAGTTTCAAGCAGATTTTGATGTTCTTCTGGAGAGAGTTGAAAGGGGAGAATCCTTTCTTATCAAAAGCGAGCACGGCAATGCAGTTATGATTCCTTATAATGAGGTTGTGCAAATACTTGAAGAATCTGATGTGAGTGATGATATAATACGCATTCACACCGACCACGAAGAAGGATGTTGAGTCAAGACCACATATAGGTCTTATATGTTGCTTCAAGGCAACTTTTATGCGAGTGAGACTTGGTAGTCAGAGGAGTTTTATAAACTCTTTCCGCCAGATTAGCGGCTTTGACCTGGTTCAAATCCAGGCACTCGTACTTTGCTCTTTTAGCTCTCTGGCGAAAGCAATCTGCTCATAACAGATAGAAGGTCGGTTCGATCCCGACAAGGAGCACTTGACTTTTCAAAGTCAATCCACTATAATACACAGGTAAACAAATCAGTCAAATGACTCTCACCGACAAGTTTAAGAAAGATGTTCAGGTTCTTCGTGCCGCTGCAAACGGAGACTTCTATCTCGATGTAAAGAATCCAAAACTCTTTAAGAAAGTTCGTAAGTATTATCAGAACGAAGGAGTAGTATTTTCCGATGATGCTCTTGATAATTATGATATTTTAATTGATTGTATTGTTCAGGACCTCGAATCGGTAGAAGTATAATGATTCAATCTAAAGTTATTCTTGAAAGGGAAGAATATCGGTTTGTTGAAAAAGGTATTATTGAACTCAACGGCAAACCTGATTATCGTCTTCAGAAAAAAGACTACTATACAAAACGATGGAATGATATCTATCTGTTTGATAATCAGATGCAGTGCTTGACTGCTATGGAAGATTTTAATTATGCAAAATGGTTGGATCCTGATAGGGTTCCTTGTTATGTAAAAGAGGATGAAGACACGGACGGTCTATAACAGCACTGGTCTATTATAAATAATAATAGTTCAACTAAGGTAGTTATGAATCAGTTTTACACTTATTGTTATTTGGATTCAAATAATTGTCCTTATTATATTGGAAAAGGAACTGGTCGTAGGGCATACCATGTTCATGATAATGTATCTGTCCCCCCGAAAGACAGAATTCTTATTCTAAAAAATAATTTAGCAGAAGATGAAGCATTTAATCATGAAATGTATATGATATTTTTATTTGGTAAAAAATCTGAAGGTGGTATTTTAGAAAATATTAATGATGGTGGGAGATATAATACTCCACCATCATGGATAGGTAAAAAACACACAGAAGAATCCAAGAAAAAAATATCAAAATCTGTAAGTGGAGAAAAACATCCATTTTACGGAAAACCTCTAACAGAAGAACATAAAAATAAAATAAAAGAAACC